CAGAAAGCAGAACGAGATAATCGTATATGCAGTGTGGACATTGCTAATAATATTCCTGTTGAAACTTGGTGGGATCTAGGTATTGGTGACTCAACCAGTATTTGGTTTGCACAAAGAATAGGAAATGAAATACACCTGATTGATTATTATGAAACATCTGGTGAAGCGTTATCACATTACGCAAATGTATTAGAAGAAAAAGGTTATAACTATGGAAGGCATGTTGCCCCACATGATATAACAACTAGAGAACTTGGTACTGGTAAATCTAGATTAGAAGTAGCTTATAATTTAGGTATAGACTTTGAAGTGTGTCCTAGGTTAGAAGTAGATCATGGTATTGAAGCTGTGAGAAATACATTAGACAGATGCTGGTTTGATAAGAACAGATGTAAATATGGTATTGATTGTTTGCGACAATATCGAAAACAGTTTGATGATAAAATGCAAACATTTAAAAATAAACCCCTACATGATTGGACATCACACGCAGCTGATGCTTTTAGATATGGTTGCGCTATAGATGGACCAAACAGAACAGACTGGTTGAAACCAATGAATGTAGATATAACTTACGTAGTATAGGATAATTAATGGCTAAAGGAAAACCACTAGCAGATCATGAGATCAAAGCAATATTAGGAGAACATATAAATAACTCCTATGGTTACTTTGAAACTGAGCTTACAGACTCAAGACGCAAAGCAACTGAATATTATTTTGGTGAAGCTTTTGGAAATGAACAAGATGGTAGATCACAAGTAGTATCTACTGATGTAGCTGACACTATTGAATCTATACTACCAGCACTACTAAGAATATTCACAGCTAGTGATAATATTGTTAAGGTTGATCCTGTTACTGAAGAAGATGTTGAGATTGCAAAACAAGCTACTGATTATTTAAACCATATATTTAATAAAGATAACGAAGGCTTTACTACTCTGTATTCAATGTTCAAAGACGCATTGATACAAAAAAATGGTATTGTAAAAGTTTATTGGGATACAAGTGAATCAGTAAAACAAGAAACTTATGAAGCTTTATCTGAAGCTGAATTTACAATGTTAGTTGATGAAGATGGTGTTGAAGTAAAAGAACATACTGAGTACAAAGATAAAACAGCTATAAAACAAAAGAAGAACATTAAAGATCAATTAAAATCATCTATACCTGAAGGTGATATGCAAGGTGAACAAATATTAGATCAGCTTAATGAAGTTCCTATTCCTAATTTGCATGATGTTGTTATTATGCGTAAAGAAACTTTTGGTAAAGTTAAAATGGAAGCTGTACCACCTGAAGAATTTTTAATTGAACGCAGGGCTAAATCTATAGAAGAAGCAAGTTTTACTGCACACCGAACAACTAAAACAAGAAGTGAATTAGTTGAAATGGGTTTTGATATTGATACTGTTTATAGTTTAACAGAAAATAATTCACAAAGATATAATGCAGAAGAAACTACTAGATACAGAAATCTTGATGATGACTTTGATAGAAGTGTAGGTGATGAATCTACACAAGAAATAGTTGTATTAGAATCATATATTAAAATAGATGAAGATGGTGATGGTATTGCAGAACTTAGAAAGATTACATCTGCTGGTGATAATACTTATACAATACTTGATGATGTTGTAGTTGATTCAGTTCCATTCTGTTCTATTACACCTATTATTGTACCACATAGATTCTATGGTAGATCAGTATCAGAGCTAGTTGAGGATATACAATTAATTAAATCTACTGTTATGAGACAGTTGTTAGACAATATGTACCTAACAAATAATAACAGAGTAGCTGTCATGGATGGTCAAGTTAATCTTGATGATCTATTAACTAATCGACCAGGCGGAATTGTAAGAACTAAAACTGCACCAGGACAAGTTATGATGCCTATGCAAACACAAACTATTAATAGTCAAGCATTTCCATTATTAGAATACTTAGACACTGTAAAAGAAAATCGTAGTGGTGTTACTAAGTACAACCAGGGAATGGATACTGATTCATTAAATAAAACTGCATCTGGTATTAATACTATTCTTTCACAATCACAAATGAGAATTGAATTGATAGCTCGTATCTTTGCTGAAACTGGTGTTAAAGATATATTTAAAAAGATATTTGAACTAGTTGTTAAGTATCAAGATAAAGAACGTATTGTAAAAATTAGAAATAACTTTGTTCCTATGAATCCTATGGAGTGGAGAGATCGTTGTAATGTATCAATCCAGGTAGGATTAGGTACTGGTTCAAGAGATCAACAACTAGGAATATTAAATCAAATACTAAGACAACAAGTTGAAGCTATTAAACTACAAGGTTCACCTGCTGGTCCAATAGTTAATATGACTAATATATATAATACTTTATCAAAAATTATTGAGAATGCTGGACTTAAAGATGTTGGTTCATACTTTACAGATCCACAAACTGGTATGCAAAACATGCCACCGCCTCAACCAAAAGAACCTACTGAGTTCGAAAAAGTATCTCAAATTCAAACACAACAAAAAGCAGCTTCTGCACAAATGCAATATGAAAACAGAATGCGTGAGATTGAATTGAAATCTCAAAGAATGATACTTGACTTTGAAGCAAAAATAAAAGAACTTGAGATGAAATACGAAGCAGATATTGATGAGAAAGCAATTAAACGAGAAGCTATGAGTATGCAAAACTTATCTGAAAGCAATCAAGAAATGTTAACATCTGCTACAAAAGAACTATTACAACCTCAACAACCACAAGGAATAGGTATAGAAATAGATGTCGAACCTACAGAAGGAAATTGAACGAGGCTCTAGGGCAAAAAATATTATAGAAGATGATCTCTTTATAGAGACTTTTCAGATACTTAAAGATTCGTATCAAGAAGCGATATTTCAGACAGCACCAAATGATGATGAAGGTAGATTGAAAATATATCTAGCTTATCAAATTTTAGGTAAAGTCGAAAACCATTTCCGTGTAACAATGGAAACTGGAAAACTTGCAAGTAGACAATTAGAAGAACTACGCAAGAAAAAATAACACCAACCCTTCCAGGGAGTGTATATAAACACCAACCAATAAGGAGTGTACTATGGCTGATGAAGCTATGAATGTAATTGATGCTGGTAAAACCATTGCTGGTCTTATGACAGGTCAAACAAAAACTGAGGAAGCACCTGCTGAATCAGTACAAGAAAACGAAACAACTGAAGAAGTTGTTGAACAATCGATTGAAGATAATATACCTGCACAGGATATTGAACCAATTGAAGTAGCTAAAGAAGCTACAGATGATGCTGAACAAGATATTAATGAAAGTTCTGAGCAACCTCTATATAGAGTTAAAGTCCAAGGTGACGAACTCGAGGTGACGCTTGACGAACTACTTCAGGGATACCAAAGAGAAGCTGATTACACAAGAAGCAAACAAGATTTATCCTTAGAAAAATCAAGGCATAATGATTTATTGCAAGAATCTCAAACAGAGATTAATCAAAAGCTAACTAAGTTGAACGAACTAACTCAGTCTGCACAAGTAGAACTTAATAATGAGTATAGCAACATTGACTTTGAAAAACTTTATGAAGATGATCCTGTTGAAGCAAGTAGACTCGAACACAAAATGCGTAAGAGAGCTGAAAACTTAAACAGAATAAATCATGAAACGCTACAAGCACAAACAGTTGAACTAAGGAAATATGTAGAAGCACAAGAAAAAAAGATTGTGCGTCTTATTCCTGAATTTGCTGATGTTAATAAAGCCAAAATACTTAAGAAAGATATGAAACATTATCTAAGTGGTGTTGGTTTTAATGATCAAGAAATAGATACTGTGTATGATCACAGACAAGTTCTATTGATTAGAGATGCTTTAGCTTATCATAAAATTCGTGAAGCTAATCCAAGAGTTAAGAAACAAGTTGTTAATGCTCCTAGAGTTATTAAGTCAGGTGCTGCAAAAACTAAATCTGATGTTAATGCAAGACTTAAAGCTGATAAACTAAATCGTCTGAAGAAAACAGGAGCTACTAGAGACGCTGCTTCTATTTTTAAAGACTATCTATAAAGGAGTCCTTAAATGGCACAACCAACAAACTTGTACGATACGTACGATACT